TAGTATAACTAAGGACAATCAATTGCCAAAAATGTATTCTTCCGATAATGTGCTAGAAGAATTTTATAAAGCTCTAGCTGATGAGGACGAGGGTAGACTCCGTAGGGTACATATCCCACGTTCAGACGTTTTTTATGTGAGAGAAAAAATATTTCAAGACACTGGCACTAAGTATTCTCTAGACAGAGTTGAAAGAGCTATGTACCTAGAAGGATTTCTTAGTGCCAGTGATGTTTTTGAACCTAGAAGAAAAAGGGAATGGGAATGACTGTAGCAATGGAACGTATTCTTGCTTGGAAGATTATGCCGAGACTAATGATGTTAGTAATGACATGGATGTATATTGAAGTTTTATTTTGGTTTATGTCGTTACCCCCAGATGCTATGACTTCTCAGGCTACAGCACTTACTGCCACAGTAACTGGTGCTATGACCGGGGCATTTGCTGTTTGGTTAGGGCATGAGAAATGATTGGACAAATCTTAGGGGCAGTTGGAGGATTAGCTACTACTTACTTAGATGGTAAAGTAGCAATACAAAAAGCTAACGCAGAGATTAAAGTTAAGCAAGCTACTGGTGAGATTGATTGGGATCTAGCAGCTATTAATGCTACTCAGAACTCTTGGAAAGACGAATGGATAACTTTACTTTTTTCAATCCCACTGATTTTAGCATTCTGTGGTGATTGGGGCAACAGTATTGTACAAGCTGGCTTTGCTGCACTTGAGACTATGCCAGCATGGTATCAATATAGTCTTGGTGGTATAGTATCAGCATCTATAGGAATTAGGTCAGTAAGTAAATTTTTCGGGAGAAAGTAATGAAAAAGAATTTTGATAAGTGTTTATCAATGTTACTACATCATGAGGGTGGATTTGTAAATCATCCTAAAGATCCGGGTGGTATGACTAATCTTGGTGTTACTAAGGCTGTCTATGACAAGTGGATTGGTCGTGAGTCTACTGAACAAGAGATGCGTGACCTAACATTTGTAGATGTAGCTCCTATTTATAAAAAGAACTATTGGGATAGAGTTCGGGGAGATGATCTTCCTAGTGGTGTAGACTGGTGTGCTTTTGATTGGGCGGTTAACTCTGGTTCTGGTCGCCCAGCTAAAGCGATTCAACGTGCAGCAGGAGCAACCCCAGATGGTGCTATTGGGCCTATGACGATTCAAGCCGTTATGAACCATGAACCAAAAATGATTATTGAAAGTGTGTACACACAACGTCAGAGTTTTTATGAGTCTCTAAAAACATTTGAAACATTTGGCCGTGGTTGGAGTAGACGCAATAAGGAAACCCTAGATCAAGCATTGAGTATGATCTAATGGCTATACCTGAACGAGTCAAAAACAAAATGAAAGCTGTAGGGCTTAAAGGCGTAAACAAACCTCAACGTCTTAACGATGATAGTGGTAAGTCTCACCATGTTATGGCTTCTGAAGGCGGTAAATATAAGTATATTAAGTTCGGTGAAAAAGGTGCTAGTACCGCAGGTAAACCTAAAGCTGGTGAATCGGACAAGATGAAAAAGAAAAGAGCAAGTTTTAAAGCAAGACATGCTAAGAATATTAAAAAAGGAAAAATGTCTGCTGCTTATTGGGCAGACAAAGTTAAATGGTAAAGGAACCAAAATGAAGACTCTAGTAACTATCTTGGCTTTAACAGCTACAACTGCAACGGCAGCAGACTTCTCTATGTGGGGGCAAACAGTATCTATTGGTGCTGAATCAGACACAAGTTATACTACAGGTATTGAAGACTGGGAATGGGAACTAACTCCTTATGCTGGTATTAATATGATGGGTTTAGGTGTTACTGTAGAAACAGATATTGACATGCTTAAACTAGATGAAGATAATATTTTTACCGGTGTAGATGTAACTACAAACTATATAGTACCTAATACCAATGTAAATCTATACACGGAAGTTTCTTCAGACGATAATTTTAAATTTGGTGATGTAGAAATTGGGGCAAAGATTAAGTTTTAATGACTCTTATTTCTCATTTTCCTTTACCTAGTTTTCCTTTTCAAACGCATGAAAATATTATATTTGAAAGGGCAGATAAAGATAGATCTCCTAGAAATAACGAAGAGTATAAGGTAGAAGAACCTAACAGGATTACACCTGACACACCAATAGAAGATTTAAAACTAGTTAATCAAATGTATGCTTATAACCCTGACCCAAACAAACTACGTACTCCAGATGGACAAATCGTAGATTTTATTATAGCATGAAAAAGAAAGATCCTAAAGTAGGTACAGGTAAAAAACCTAAAGGCTCAGGCCGTAGGTTATACACAGATGAAAATCCTAAAGACACAGTATCAATTAAGTTTGCTACTATGGATGATGCAAAAGCTACAATAACTAAAGTAAAAAGATTAAAGAAACCTTACGCAAGAAAAATACAAATCTTGACAGTAGCAGAACAACGTGCTAAAGTTATGAAGAAAACTGCAATAGCAAATTTATTTAAAGCAGCTAAAGCAGACTTGCGAAGGAAACACAATGCCGTATCTAACAAGTAGCATACCTTATTTTAAAGCATGGGTACGTAGAGAGTACACAAAGAACTTAGAGGAATATTATGGAGAGTTTCTTCACTGTATGGTCATCGGTGTTACTACGATGCCCAATAGAACACTCAGCTTCCAAGTTATCTTTACAGGCTGTGAGTCAGACTTTGACGAATCAGAAAATGTCCACGGTGGAGCAATGTGGGCTAGGATGCCGCTTACTGCGTTGGTTGCGGATACACCTTTGGCTGAGTGGCCTAACGAGTTACCCCCGTACTTAGCTCAACCTTGGGATTGTATGTCGCATACACACAGTGTATACAAGCTAGAAAGAGCAAGCCCAGCACCTTGGATAGCAAAGATAGATGGAGAGTTTTATCCAGCTAAGTATTACTTTACTGTAGACTATACAGATAATGAAGTAGCAGATGATCCTGCACAACACAAACAGTCTCATGTATTAGAGTTGTTAGATGCAGGGGAATATACAGGTAACATTGTTGCGTTGCCCAATAACAGAGTGAGAGTAACTCACCCAGCATGGTTTGAAGTAGGAGAAGGTGCTCCAGATTTTAAACCTAATCAACATATATACAACTCGAAAGAAAACGTAGACTATGTTTGGGATACGCAACGAGTGTTTAATAATCTATACAGTGAGGAATAAATTATGATGAAGAAAAAAGGATATGCCAAAGGCGGTTTAAAACCGGCACCAAATAAAGGTGCAGCATCTCTACCTAAAAAAGTTCGTAACCAAATGGGTTTTATGAATGAGGGTGGTATGGCTAAAAAGAAAAAAGGTTATGCTAAAGGTGGAGCTACTATGAAAAAGAAAGCTTACGCTAAAGGTGGTAAAGTAGCCATGTATAATCAAGGTGGTATGGTTAGATCTACTGGTACTATAAATACTGGTATTGCCAACCCTAAAAATACTTATAAGTAGGAGAAATAATATGGCTGTATCATTACGTACATATCTTAATAATCAATTAAAAACAAAAGGCATGACTGCTGCTCAAGCTAAAAAGAATGCAGGTAAATACAAAAGTATTGCTGCGGCTAAAAAAGCTGGATCACTTTACTACACAGATAAAAATGGTAAGGTAATGGCTGCTGTATATGCAGAAGATCTTAAAAAACCCATTAGTTCTGCGCCTAAGAAATCTATTAAACCTAAAGCTCGTCCAAAGAAAAAAGCTCAAGGTCCAACTAGACTTGGTGTTATGACATTAGATGAAAAGATGGAAGTAGATGCAGCTAACAAGTCTACTAAAGAAGCACGTAAAAAAATGGGTGAACTTCCAAAACTGCCAAAAGGTACAGACACTAAACTACCTAGTCAGTCTGCAGCATTCAATGCTTTCTTTAAAAAGAATAAAGCTAAGTATAAAAAAGATAATGGTGGATTTAACACACGCCAAGCTTTAAAAGATTTTAATGCCAGATCTAAGTAAGTCTAAATTTCATACACAGGGGTACACTATTGCATCTACTTCGGCAGATGCTAGTGCTACTGCTGTGTATACCTGCCCTGCTAACTTCAGTGCTATTACTAGGTATTTGCATATAAGTAATAATGCTTCTTCTACCAAAAAAGTGTACGTGCAGTTCTATCATGCTGAAGATAATGCTTATCATTACATAGCTAACGGACTTAGTATGGCAGGACACTCTGTAGTTAATCTAGTTGATGGTGGATACTTTAACTTACACTCAGGTGATAAGATTATGGTATATGGTGAAACCACTAATACTATGGAAGTAATTGTTTCTGTAGAAGAATACTTTGACCCTAATAGATAATGCATAACGGGGTTGCAATCTTATCTATAGTATGTTATAACTAAATATGTAAAACTACTCCTGCACAAGATAAAAGGAGTGGTGCTATGTTTAAGAAAATATTTAAAAAGATTCAAGAGAATCAACAACGAAGAGCAGACTATTGGATACTCATGAACTTGAGTGACAAAGAACTGCATGACATGGGGATTAGTCGTGGCGAAATCAGGCAAAAAATCTACAGTTAATGCGGCAGGAAATTATACTAAGCCTACTATGCGTAAACGTCTTGTTGCATCCGTTAAAGCTGGCGGCAAAGGTGGAGCACCCGGACAGTGGTCAGCTAGGAAGGCCCAAATGGTCGCAAAGCAATATAAAGCAAAAGGCGGTGGCTATAAGTAATGGCTTTATCTAAATCACAAAAAAGCTTAAAGTCTTGGACCAAGCAGAAGTGGAGAACCAAGAGTGGTAAACCATCAACGCAAGGTTCCAAGGCTACAGGCGAAAGGTATCTACCTGAGAAGGCTATTAAGTCTCTTAGTTCTTCTGAGTATGCCGCTACAACACGAGCAAAACGAAAAGGCACTAAGGCGGGTAAGCAGTTTGTGGCTCAACCTAAAAAAGTTAGAGCCAAAGTAAAACCGCATAGGAAAATCACATGAGCCGTAATCTAACGGAAAAACAACAAAAGTTTCTTGATGTTCTTTTTGAAGAAGCTCAGGGTAATTTATCTCAAGCAAGAAAGATGGCTGGGTATGCAGAGACTGTCGCAACCTCAGCTATTGTAAATTCTTTGCAGGATGAAATTGCAGATCTTACTAAACGATTTATTGCAGCGAGTGCAACTAAAGCTGCTTACTCTATGAAACAAATTATGGATAGCCCAACTGATTTGGGTAATAAAGAAAAAATGGCAGCAGCTAAAGATGTATTAGATCGTAGTGGATTTAAAGCATCAGATAAAGTAGAAGTAACTGCAGCAAGCCCTTTGTTTATTTTACCACCTAAAAATGAAGAAGATTGATAAAGTTTGGACATTACCTGCTCCAAAGCCAAACGAAAAGTTTGAGTGGAGAAAAGTTGTAAGGGTAGGTAGATTAGTTCCATTTGGCTATAGACAAGACCCTGATGATTGTGATATACTATTACCTATCCCAGAAGAGTTAGATCTCTTAGAGGAAGGTAAGAAATACCTAAAACAATATAGCTACAGAGATGTAGCTGCTTGGTTAAGTGAAGAATCAGGTAGGTATATATCTCACGTAGGTTTAATGAAGAGAGTTCAAATTGAACGAAAACGTCAGAGAGAAGCTGCAAACCAACGCCAGCTTGCTGAAAAATACAAAAAAGCCCTCGAAAAGGCGAAGAAGCTCGAAGAAGAAAGACTCGGTGGAAAAGAAACCAGAGCCTATTCAGGTTGAGCAAGTAGAAGAATTTAATACTAGAGAAGTTATATTTGAACCTAACCCCGGTCCACAAACAGAGTTCTTAGCTTCTACTGAACAGGAAGTATTATATGGTGGATCAGCAGGTGGTGGTAAATCGTACAGTCTGGTTGCTGACCCTGTACGTTATTTAAATAACCCTAATGCTAGAATGCTTTTAGTACGTAGAAGCACTGAAGAACTAAGAGAACTTATCTCTGTATCTAAACAATTATATCCCAAAGCAATTCCCGGTATTAAGTTTATGGAAAGAGATAAGACTTGGGTAGCTCCGAGTGGAGCAACACTCTGGATGTCTTACTTAGATCGTGACGATGATGTTATGAGGTATCAAGGTCAGGCATTCAACTGGATCGGTTTTGACGAATTAACGCAATGGCCTACACCCTATCCTTGGAATTATATGAGGTCACGACTTCGGACAACCAAAGCCAGTGGACTACCCTTATACATGAGGGCAACAAGCAACCCCGGAGGTCCGGGTCATCAATGGGTAAAGAAGACATTCATTGACCCTAATACTCCTAATAAAACTTTTTGGGCTACGGATACAGACAGCGGTGAAATTATATGCTGGCCTAAAGGTCATAGTAAAGAAGGTCAACCCTTATTTAGACGTAGGTTTATCCCTGCTACCCTATTCGATAATCCTTATTTAGCAGAAGATGGTATGTATGAAGCTAATCTTTTGTCGTTACCTGAGCATCAACGTAGGCAATTGCTAGAGGGTGATTGGGATATTAATGAAGGGGCAGCATTCCCAGAGTTTAATCGTAAAGAACATGTAATAGAACCCTATGATATACCTAACAGTTGGGCTAAGTTTAGAGCTTGTGACTATGGTTATGGTTCTCATACAGGAGTTGTTTGGATTGCAGTAACTCCAGCAGAACAATTAGTTGTATATAGAGAAATGTACGTATCTAAGGTTACTGCAACAGACTTAGCGGATATAATACTAGAAGCAGAAGATGGTGAAAAAATACGCTATGGTGTTTTGGATTCTAGTTTATGGCATAATCGTGGTGATACTGGGCCATCATTGGCTGAACAGATGATTATGAAAGGTTGCCGTTGGCGTCCTTCAGATAGGTCCAAAGGCTCTCGTGTAGCAGGTAAAAATGAATTACATAGAAGATTACAAATTGATGAATTTACAGAAGAACCTAGATTGGTATTTTTTAACAATTGTACTAATACCATTTCTCAGTTACCTGCCTTACCTTTGGATAAAAATAATCCAGAAGATGTAGACACGAATGCAGAAGATCACTTATACGATGCTCTAAGATATGGTGTAATGACCAGACCACGCAGCAACCTATTTGACTTTGATGCAAATAATCATCGTACAGGGTTTCAAGTTTCAGACGCAAAATTTGGATATTAAGGATAGAATATGGAAGAAGAATTTGAAGATATGATGATGGACATGGAGGAAACTTCATCCATTGAAGATGTAAAAGAAGAAGACTATTCCGATCCAGCAACAGGACAGATTGTTCAGTTTGTTAAAGAAAAATATTCTAAAGCAGAAACTGCACGAGAACTTGATGAGCAACGTTGGATTCAAGCCTATCGTAACTATCGTGGTATCTATGGCCCTGATGTTCAGTTTACTTCTACAGAAAAATCACAAGTCTTTGTTAAGGTAACTAAAACAAAAGTACTAGCTGCATACGGTCAGATTGCTGAAGTACTTTTTGGTGGAAATAAATTTCCTATTACTATTGACCCCACTATTCTTCCAGATGGTGTAGAAGAAACAGTAAGTTTTGAAACCAATGCAGATCAACGTAAAGCTAATGAAGATTTACCTGACTTACTTCCCGGTGAAACATACGAAGATTTTAGGGATCGTCTTTCTGGTATGAAAGAAAATTTAGATCCAGTTATGGATTACCTACAACCCGGACCTGCTAAAACTCCTACATCTCCGCAGTTTCATCCTGCTGAAGTTGCAGCAAAGAAAATGGAAAAGAAAATACATGATCAACTAGAAGAGTCTCATGCAAAGAAACATCTTCGTGCTGCAGCTTTTGAAGCAGCATTGTTTGGTACTGGTATTATGAAAGGTCCATTTGCTATAGATAAAGAGTATGCTAACTGGGATGAAGAGGGTAATTACTCTCCTATGTTTAAAACTATTCCACAAACTAGTTCTGTATCTATATGGAATTTTTATCCAGACCCAGATGCCGCTACTATGGAAGAAGCAGAGTATATTATAGAACGTCACAAAATGTCACGTTCACAATTACGTAGCTTAAAAAATCGTCCATACTTCCGTGAAAATGCAATTGATAATTCATTGCGTCTTGGTGAGTCCTACAACAAAGAGTGGTGGGAACATGTAATGGAAGATAACTCAGAGCAAGATCAAGCGCAACGTTTTGAAGTTTTAGAGTTTTGGGGTTTTGTAGATACTGAATTACTAATTGAACAGGATATTGATATTCCTGAAGACTTAAAAGATGCAGAACAGTTAAGCGTAAATGCTTGGATCTGTAATGGACAAGTACTACGTTTAGTAATGAATCCATTTTCCCCTGCGTATATTCCATACTTTGCAGCACCCTATGAGATGAACCCCTATAGTATTTTTGGTGTAGGTATTGCGGAAAACATGGATGATACACAAACCCTTATGAATGGGTTTATGCGTATGGCAGTAGATAATGCTGCATTGTCAGGTAATTTACTTATTGAAATTGATGAAACTAATCTAGTACCGGGGCAGGACTTGTCTGTGTACCCCGGAAAAGTGTTCCGCAGACAAGGTGGAGCACCCGGACAAGCCATTTTTGGTACTAAGTTTCCTAACGTATCTAATGAAAACATGCAGATGTTTGACAAGGCAAGGGTATTATCTGATGAGTCAACTGGCTTCCCATCTTTCGCACATGGTCAGACAGGCGTTACTGGAGTGGGTCGTACCGCTTCTGGTATCTCTATGCTTATGTCTGCTGCCAACGGCTCTATCCGTAACGTAGTTAAAAATATAGACGATTACCTACTAGCACCATTAGGTAAAGCTTTCTTTAATTTTAATATGCAGTTTAACTTTGAGTCAGATATTAAAGGTGATCTTGAAGTAAAAGCTCGTGGTACTGAAAGTCTTATGGCTAATGAAGTTCGTAGTCAACGTTTACTACAGTTTTTGCAAGTTGTACAAAATCCTGCATTAGCACCATTTGCACGTATGGATTATATTGTACGTGAGATTGCTAAGTCTATGGATCTTGATCCTGACAAAGTAGGTAATAATATGCAACAAGCAGCGGTACAAGCTGAGGTTCTTAAAAAGTTTCAAGAGGCAAATCCACCACCAGCACCTGAACCACAACCGGGTGTACCACCACAAGCTGGCCCACAGGGAGCACCTGCGGGTGTTCAGGTTCAGGATACCCAAGGTAGTGGGGGTGGTACTATAGGAACTGGTACAGCCCCTCAGCCGGGAGAACAGGGCTTCTCAGGTAATACTGGTGGAGCACCTGTACAGTGAGCCAGTTAAAACTAGTCGTAAATAATAAACCTCAGTGGGATGCAATGTTAGAAGAAATTTACTTTCGTATCTCATTTGCACACAAACAAATGGAACAGTATGATGATCCTGCAGAAATTTATAGGCTGCAAGGAGAAATACGTGCACTAAGATCTTTAACTAAACTTAGGGATAAAATAAATAATGACTAGTCTTGATGAACAAATGAAAAAAGGTATGGGTTACGGTGAACTAATTGTAGATAATATACTTGGTTTAGATAACGAGTACGAATCATTTGGTGAAAAACTAGGTAAAGCAATTAATAAAGATGAAGTAGGATTTCTTAAAAATGCTGCTGTTGGTATTTATGAAGGGGCTAAAGAATTTGTTACTAGTCCAATAGAAACAACTAAAGAAGTTATCACAGATATTAAAGACAGTGTACAAAGACTTGGTAGTGAAGATTTAAATACAAGACTACAAAGTATGTATGGTGTATCATACGACCAAGCCACAGACCAACAAGTAACTGCTGCAAGAGAAGCTGTTATCGGTGATGCCATGACTGCATTAGAGTTAATCCCTGCAGCTAAAGCAGCAACAGTTACTGCAAAAACAGCAAGCTCTGCTATACCTAGTGGAGTTAAAGCTGATATAGTAGGTCAAACCAAAGCAGTCTTTGGTGGTGACATAGAGTTTTTAAGAGGTACACCAACAGAACGTTCTAGTACTGTAGGTGTTGGTGCTCAAAGAGCAGATAAACCTACATTACAGTTTGAGACTTCTTCTGGCTCTACATATGATCAATTTAAAAATGCTACTACAATAAGAAATCGTGCAGAACGAGATGATAATGAAGTATCTGGTGTTCAACCTCGTAGTGGTAAAACAGTATTTATGAATAAAGAAAGTATAGATACTATTGGTCCACTATTTCAAAACACAGAAATACCAGTTCAGTTTATTCCTCTTGAAGGTAACAAAGCTAAATTAATTTACACAGAAGATTATGGACCTAAAAAAGCTGGTGAAGATGCTTCAAATATAGTACAGTTTACAACTAGTCCACGTATGGGTTTACATCCTGTAGAAATTATGGATAGTAAAAATACTGATAGACGTAATATACATTTTGGAAATGAAATTGTAAAAATTAGATCTGCATCTAAAAAAGATAAAGAAACTAAAAAAGAACCTAAAGTATCTTTTGCTCCACTTGTTAGACCTAACGAAAAAAAGACTGCACATAGTAAAGCTATGGATATAAGAGAAGCTGCTGCTATTCGTCTTTCAAATACAAGCCCCGAAGAAGAAAAAACAATAAGAGATATGAACATTACAAAATTAGAATCTTCTGATTTTTACAGTTCTATTCTTCCCGGTGTAGCAAGTTTAGATATTCCTGAAGGTGGAATTAAAGGATCAAAAGTTAAAGATTTTTTAGAAAAAGATAATAATATTTCTAATACACAATTATACTGGTCAGGTCTTCTTAATGAAATTGATTCAGATACAATATATGACAAAGATACTTTAGTTAATTTAGCTCGTCAAAATATCCCTAAAATAGAAATAATAACTAATACAGGAAACTACAATGTTAGATACGAAGATTTACAAAGAATACCTTTAGTTGAAGATAGTTCAACAGATAAATTTGTAACTAAACAAAGTTTACCTGTACCTGCTCATACAAGATTTCAAGGTCAACCGGGAGCACAAAAAGCTTATTACAAAGAATTAATTGCAATTAATAAAAATCCTAAAGGTAACTTTTATCAAGCTGCTGAAAGTCATTGGGGTTATGGTGGTACAGCTATAGCACACACAAGACTTAGTGAGTATACACACAATGGAAATAAATTTGCTGTTGTAGAAGAACTTCAAAGTGACATGGCTCAAGTTGCTACTGATGACAGAAATAAAAATTTAGAAGTAGCTACTAAAGAAAACTCAACTAACGAAATTTCATTAACTGCAGGTGATATATCTTATATTACAGAAGCACCATCAAATTTTAAATTTACAAATAGGTTTGAAAAAGAACTTGAAAATATATCACAAACTTTTTACAATAAAAGTTTTAATGATCTTGCAAGTGAGCAAGAATTTGTAGAAGTTTCTGAAGCTGTTTTATCTGATTTAATGTTTCAATTTGCAAATTTAAAATTTAAGTATGAAAATAATGAAATAGATATAAATGAAGTTATACAAAAAATAACTACAAATATGCCGGGAATTACTGAAAAAGTTTTAACTAAAGGAACATATAATAACTTAGTATCAACTCCAATAGATAAAATATTTTCTAATGCTTTTAGTGATTACGTTTTTGGTAAATCAACAATAAAAAACAATCGTGATTTAAAATATAAAATTGCAGATCTTTTTGATACTGCACCTTCAATAGCTGATTTTAAAAAAGCAAACCTTTCTATGCTAAAGCAATCAGAAGCAACTAGAGTTTCTTTGTTAATGGCAATTAAAGATGCTAAGGAAAATAATATAAATAAAATATATATTGTTCCACCAAAAACTGCTGCATACTATCATAGTTTTTCTGAAGATACTGCAGATAAAATTTACAACAGCACTTTAAATAAAGTATTAAAAACATTAAATACTGAAACTAATAATGCAGTAAAGTATCAAAGAAAAAATCCTGAAGGTATTAGATTTCCAATTTCAAAACCAATAGGTAGGGCTGGTTCTTGGGAATTTGACGATGATCAAATAGCAATGGAAATAGATATTACAGATTTTAATTTGCCAGATAGACCACAGTTTAGATTGTTTAAAGGTGGATTAGTAAATGAATTTGATAGAGGTGGACTAGCCGTGGACCAAACAGAACAAATGATGGGTATGCCTACCTCTGGTGATCCAGCTATTATAGATCCTACTACTGGAAGACCTTATACTCCTGATGCTTCTATGCGACAACAAGCAGAAATAACTCGTCAAGCAGAAGTTAAAGAAAAATTTAATTTACTTCAAAATCAAAAACGTGCTGATGTAAGGGATAAAGCAAAAGTATCTACACTACTTGAAACACCAGAAACAGAAAACCTTGCAGAAGAAATTACTGAAGACTTAAATGAATTAAAAGATCCTTTAGGTTTAACTAGACCTAAAGCTAGACCAAAAGAGCTAGAGCAAAAAGTAGGAAAACTGTATCAGTCTGCAATTAAAAAGGCTATTGAACTAGATTACATTTCAAAAGAAGAAGATCTTGGCGAAGAGTTTGGTGGTTATCTTGGAACTAAATCTAATTTAAGAGAATTAGATCCTGAAAGTTTACCTACAATTACTAAGTTTATAACTCAAGCATTAGGTGCTTTTGACCCTAATCAAGATGTAACTAAAGCAGGGGTATATTGGTGTGCAGCTTTTGTAAATCATATCCTTACAGAAATGGGTGCAGATACTTTAGGTAAAGGTGACAGGTACAAAAGATTAAGAGCACAAGAGTATAAAAACTACGGACAAGAAGTAAGTTTTGATGAAATGCAAGAAGGTGACATTCTTTTATTTGGAGTGCCTGAACTTAATAAAGTAACTCATGTGGGTTTTTACACCGGAGAAAGAAACGGTGAATATGTAAATATGTTAGGTGGAAATCAAAGAAGTGAAAAAACTTTAGGTGAGTTAGTAAATATTGTACCAAGAAGTCTTAAAGATATTGTCGGTGTAAGAAGAGTTACTTACAATAAAGATGCTTCTAAAATTATAGAGGATCAAAAGGGTAGTAATTCTATCTTTAAATATTTTGATGCAAATACCTATAAGGCAAGTTTTATGCCTTCTAAAAATAGAACATACTCTCAAGGGGGCGAGGTTGGTAATATGAATAAACAAACAGAAATGGCATTTATGCAAGAAGGTGGATTAAAAGACGATGGAATGAAACAAGACCCAGTATCAGGTAATCCTATTCCTAATGGTTCTATGGCTAAAGAAGTACGAGATGATATTTCCGCACAGTTATCTGAGGGTGAATACGTTGTACCTGCTGATGTCGTAAGATACCTTGGTGTAAAACATTTTGAAGATTTACGTAATAAGGCAAAAGAAGGCTTGCAAAGCATGGAGGTTAATGGTAGAATCGGTGGTGAGCCTGTTCCTGTTGGTGGACCTAAAGCTGCTCCTATGATGCAGCAACAAATGCAACCCCCTATGCCTCAAGCTCCTACACCATACAGCCCAGCACCTACACCTCCTCAACCCCAACAGATGGCTATGGGTGGCGATCTTTCTCCAGAAGAAATGCAGGAGATTAATTCTATTATGATGGCACAGGGTGGTATGGTTCCAACAGATCCATATCAACAACAACAAACACAATATCAACAACCTATGGCAGCAGGTGCAGCTAATGGAACAGATATGTCTCCTTACAATAGTAATTTTAGTTTTTACAATCCACCCGGAATGTCAGCTAAAGAAGCTATAAGTACTCCCAATGTTTACAGTCCAAACTTTAGTTGGGAAACCCCTGCAGGTGGTACTGCTATTAGCATTACAGAATCTGAAGTTCCAGTAGAAAGTGAAGAGACTTGTAAAGCTAGAGGTTTAGTTTATAATCCTGACACTAAAATGTGTGAAGTACCTTTACCAACTGTTTCACCTACAAGAGATGATGATAGTATTACTCCAGAAGATGAGGGTGAAGATAGCACAACTTGGATGGATAGCTATACTTATACTGACTTTGAAACTTTAGCACAAGAAACTTCTGCAGCTTTAGATGGACCTACAAGTGTAATAGGTGGTGTAGCTGAATTGTTACTTGGTGGTGGTGTTTTAGGTAAATTCGCAAAGGCATCTAATGCTGCTCAAGTAGCAGCTAATATTGCAGTGCTTAAAGCTCAAGGGCAAGATGTATCTGCTTTAACAGGTAAATTTGACAGTTATATTAAGGATAATGATTTAACTCAATTTAAAAACTTTATCACCGGCAGAGAACTTGCAAAGCAAATT